GTTCGACGCCGCGGCGGCCGCCAAACAGTTTGACGAGAGCGCCGGCGACGTGGTCGCGGTGCATGAGGCGCTGCGCACCATCAACGACAGCCTGGGCAACAGCCCGGCCATGCTGAACAGCCGTGCCGCCGTCGACGAGATGAAGGCGCAGCGGGCCGAACAGGCCGCCCAGCAACAGCAGAATGAGACGATGACGGCCGAGGCGACCGCGTTCCGCGACGCCGGGCAGGGTCTCGCCTCGATCGAGAACGCCGGCACACCATCCCGGATGGCCGCGTAACAGGAGACAGGCCTTGAGCAAGCCAGAAGCAATGAAGGGGCCGCCGCGTCACGGCAAGCCGAAGGCGGCCCGATCGCGCCTTAGCAAAGCCCCGCCGCCGCCGCAGAAGAGCAAGTTTCGCAGGATCGCGATGCTGACAGTCAGCGCGCACGCCCTGTTGTGGGCTGTGGATAGCTACGAGCCAGTGTTGTGAGCGCCCCAACGCTGGAGCAGGCGCTGGCCGCTGTTGAGGCAACGCTGGCCAAGTGCGCGCCAGAAGCCATGCCGGAGCGGCGCGTGGTGGTCGCTGCCGCGCGTGACAACTTCGCCCTGTCGCAGTCCGGCGGTGTCGGGGCGCGCTATGGCGTGACGCCAGACGTCATCGCCAACACCTATGCGTGGTTCACGGACGAAGCGAATGCCAAGGCATGGGTCGGCGAGTTACCATCCGGTGATCACACCATTTGGGATCTGGTCGAGGGCGGCCGGATCAAATGACCGACGCCCTGCCCGCCGACATGCCGCAACTGGAGCCCGCGCGCGGGTTCGACAGCGCGCGGCTGATCGCCGAGGTGCGGCGCGGCGACGAGGACAGCATCGCCGAGGCCTATCGCGTGACGTTCGGCACGGCGCTGGGCCGGGTTGTCCTGTTGCACGCCCTGGCCAGCATCGGGCGGATCGGAGCCCCGCGCGGGCCCGAGACGCCAGAGGCCGCAAACCATCTGAACGGGCGCGGTTCCGCCGTGCTCGAGATCGCCGGCCTTGCCGGTTTCGACCCCGTGGCGATCAGCGCCGCGGGACTGACGCAAACGCTTGAAGGAGCAGCACATGAGCACGCAATCTACGGACGCCAGCGGTTCGACGGTCGCCCAGACGTCATCTTCGACGACGGGTTCGACGGCGGCGCAGACGGGCCAGACGACGGGTTCGGAGACGGGGCAGACGACATCGACACCGGACGCGTCGGGCCAGTCGACGACTGACACCACGGGCGCCGCGACCGGCGGGGCGACCGGTCAGACCGGCGCGGAAACCCCGTGGCAGGACAGCCTGCCCGAGGGCCTGAAAACCGACCCGCTGTTTCGCGGCTACAAGGATGTGGGCGAGCTGGCGAAGGCGCACGCGCACCTGACCAAGCTCAAAGGCGCAACGGCGGCCGAGCTGCTGAAGATCCCGGCCAAGCCGCAGGATCAGGCCCCGGAAGACTGGGCCCCGATCCACAAGGCCCTGGGCGTGCCGGACGATCCGAAGGACTATCCGATCACCCTGGCGGCCGAAGCGGCAGCGGACACGCCGGAGCTGGAGGGCATTTTGCGCGAGCTGGGCGGAAAGGCCAGGTTCCAGCCGGCGCAGATGGCGGCCGTGGTCGAGACCCTGAACCAGCTGGGCGTCAAGGCGGCCGAGGCCGAGGTCAAGGCATTGGAGGCTGAGAGCAAGACGGTCGCCGAGACCCTGAACAAGGAATGGGGCGCGGCGGCCGAGGGCAACCGCCGGGCGATCGGCAAGCTGATCCTGGACGCGAACGGCGGCAAGCTGGACGAGGCGGCCAAGGCCGATCTGGAAACGAAGATCGGATCGAACGCCACGATCAGCCGCATCCTGGCCTATGCCATCGGCAAGATGGCGGAGCCCGGCGCGCCGGAGGGTGGCGGGGGGCAGGCGCTGCAAACCGCCCAGATGACACCGGCGGCGGCAACCGCAGCGCTGAATGCGTTTTTCGCCGACGGCGAGAAGGTCAAGGCCCTAAACACCAAAGGGCACCCTCAGCACGCCGCAGTCCTGGCCGAACGCAACATCCTGCTGGCACAACAGCGCGGTGAGAAGCGCCCCGACGCGGTCAGGTAGCGGAAGGGACTTGACGGCTGGAGCGAATCGCTCCAGCCGTTGACCATTCGATCCGCCGGAGACCGCGAAAGCGCCGGAGCCCGGATTGAACGCCCAAGGGAGCGTATCCCAAGGCACGCACGGCGATCGCCGAGACTGCAGCCGATCAAACCCTACACGGGCCACAGGCCCTTTGATCGAATGCAGGAGGGCTGACGCCCATGGACTATTCGCAAATCACGCAGGCCGATATCGACGGGTTCCGTTCGAACCTTTCGATGGTTCCGCAGGAAACCGAAAGCATCTACCTGTCGCACGTCGACAGTGATCTCGCCTATTCCGAAGAAGGAAAGGCCTTCAACGTCGACAGCATGGGCACGTCCGACCCAACCGACGTCGATACCGTCGTGCCGGACAGCCCGGAAGGCATTCTGGCGATGACCCGCCGTGTCGGCTTTTTCAAGAGCTACCACGACGGCAAGTTCATCGAGAGCATCCAGAAGGTGCACCAGCTCCAGGACCCCACCAACATGGTCATGGCGTCGATGCGCGCGGGCAAGTTCCGCAAGATCGACAACAAGATCCGTGACAGCTTCTTTGCCCCTGCCCGCATCGGCGAACATGGTGAGGACGTTCTCAACTTCCCGGCCGGCAAGATCGTCGGCGTGCAATCGCGCAAGTTCCTGCACACGCTGGAGAAGGATGCCGTTCCGGCGTCGGGCGACCTGCCGATTACCCTCGGGAAGATCCTGGTGGCGCGGGGCATCATCCGCAAAACCAAGATCCTGAAGCTGATGCAGGGTGCGCGGATCAAGCTGGCAGTCCGCGAGGACGATCTGAGCCAGCTTCTGACCACCATCCCGACGACCAGCAGCGAATACAAAATCGCCGAGAAGCTGGCCACCGGCGATATCACCCACGCCTGGGGAGTCGACTTTGTGCAGGACGACGACGTCAACCTGAAGGCGGGCAGCACGGATACGTTCGTTCTGCCGATGTGGGTTGATCGGACGATGCAGTACCGTTCGCGCGAGATCCACACCGCCGAGATCGTCAAGCGTACCGACAAGTCGATGACGCCTTACGCCTACTACCGCTCGGAACATGGGGCCGCGCGCGGCTGGGACGAAGGCGTGGCCGGGATCGAGGTCAAGGACATCGCCGCTTAACTGTCACCCGGGCCGCCCTCACCGGGCGGCCCATCGGACATCGGCCGAGAGGCCCGCGGACCCCGGAAAGGCCGCAAAATGACAAGGAAAACACACCATGGCTCGCTTCATTGGCGCTATTCTGGGGGCCGCGCACATCGCAAACAGCGGTGCCGTCGGCTCCTACATCGATCCGTATTTCTGCAACGGCCGCGTGGCCCGCATCCTGTCCGACTTCTGGACCGGCGATGCCGCCCAAAACGACATCATCAGCCTGGGCTATGTCGACTGGACCACGCGCTTCGACGCCCTTTCGACCATCGACTTCGACGATCTGGGTACTTCGGTGACGATGGACGTCGGCGTTGCCAACGATCCGGATTGTCTGATCGATGGCCAGGACGTGGCGACGGCGGCCGGCTCGGTCGCCCTGCTGAAGTCCGTGGCCCTCGCCAACCGGCGCAAGGCCCTGTGGGAGCTGGCGGGCTATGCCAGCCTGCAGGCCGCCCGCGACGCGACCCGCGCCGATGGCAGCAAGGCCGAGCTGATCGCCACCCTTCTGGGTGCGAACCCGGTCTCGGGCGGCATCGGCTGGTCGATCTACGGCAGCCCGCAATAAGCTGGCGTCCGCCCGCTACCGCGATGATCGCTACTTGAGCGGTCGGACGCGAGAGCGGGCGGACCGCCCACCGTTCCCGGCCCGGGCCGTGCTGCTCAATCACAATCGGGCCGGTTGAAACCGGGGGCGGGGCCGTCACAGACCCCGCCCCCGAAGTCGTTTTTGCAGAGGGCTAGCGCTCCGCGCGCGGCGCTCCGCTACTTGAGCCCGGTCACAGGGAGACCCCGCCATGTCACTCGCCGCCACCGCCATCGTCAACGGAGCCCTGGTGCAGTTGGGGGAGGACACGGTCACGGGGATCGACCAGGACCCGCCACCCTCGCGTCTGGTGAAGATCCTGCCGCATCTGCAGCCGGCGATCGACGCCGTCCTGATGCGCTACGGATGGCTGTGTGCGCTGGAGTATGTGACCCTGTCGCCCAGCCCCGACATTCCCGGCAACTGGCGCTTTCCTTTCGCCTATGTGGTGCCGGAGGGCGGGCTGAGGTTCTGGGAGGTCGCGCGGGCCAGCGGCTGGGAGCGCGGCGTTGAGGAGCGGCCCGACGGTGCCAGCCGCATGATCCTGAGGGCCACGCTGGGCGGCGAACTGAACGTCAGCTATGTGAAGCGCCGCCCGGCCGATGCGCTGGACGTCAATGTCATCGACGCAGTCAAGTTCGAGCTGGCCGCACGGGCCTGCGGTCCGATCACCGGCAGCGAGGATAAGGCGCTGAAGCTGCGCAATGTGGCGGACAAGGCGATCCTGTCGGCCATGGGCACGGACGGCCAGGACACGCGGTCGGATGACGTGATGATCGAGGATCGCGTGGCGGGCCTGAGGGCCACAGCGCTCTGATCTCAGGCCGCTTCGCGGCGACGGCCCCGGCTACCGCTCGCCGCGCGGCGGCTCGCTACTTGAGCCGGAGCCTTCAAGGCTGTCGCGCCCGCCGTCCCCCGGGGCAATGGGCAGCGGCATCCTGCTGTCATGAGGCAGCAGGGTTTTCAGAACGCATTCAACGTCGGCGAGATCAGCCCCGACGCCTGGTCGCGCAGCGATCTGGTACAGCATTCCAAGGGATGCGTGCTGGGCTTCAACATGATCGGCCGGGTGGCCGGGCCGACCGGGCGGCGCAACGGCACCTGGTATTGCGGTGCGCCCAAGCATCAGGACAAGGCCAGTCGTCTGGTGCCGTTCCGGCGGTCCAGCGGCGACGCCCTGGTGCTGGAGTTCGGCGACTTCTATGTGCGCGTCTGGACCGTCAACGGCGCGCCGGTGCTGGACGGCGGGGTGCCGGTCGAGTTCGCGACCATCTATCCGCACACGGCCCTGGCCGGTCTGCGCTGGCGACAGTCCGGGGACGTGCTTTACCTGACCCATCGCGACAATCTGAGCCCCCGTGTGATCCGGCGGCTGAGCAACACGTCATGGCAGTTCGACGGGCTGGGCCTGATCAACGGGCCGTGGCGGCCCGAGAACGGCAATGTGAGCCACACCCTGACCCTGACCGGCACCGCGCTGACGGCCAGCACCGCGACCTTCCTGCCCGCCCATGTCGGGTCGTTGTGGCGCCTGCGCCCGAGCGCCGGCAACCCCGGCGTCCTGTCGTGGGAGCCCGAGGAAACCGGTCTGACCGCCGGGGCCCAGCGTCTGTCGAACGGCCGCGTGTATGAGGCGACAGGATCCGGCACCAGCGGCAACACCCCGCCGGTGCACGACAGCGGCACGGCGTCGGATGGCGCGATCGGCTGGACCTATCTGCATGACGGCGCGGCCGTGGTGGTCGTGACGGCCTATGGTTCGGCCACGTCCGTGACGGTCGCGCTGGCCAGCGGTGTACCGGCGGGCCTGGACGGCGGCACCCTGCACTGGGCCGAAGGCGCGTTTTCCGATGTGCGCGGCTGGCCCAGCGCCAACCCGGCCGTGCGCGAGGAACGGCTGGCGCTGGCCGGCGCGTTCGCCGAGCCGGACGGCATCAATCTGAGCCGCACCGCGGGCTTTGGCCCCTCGGCCGTGGACTTTACGCCCGGTCTGGGCACCGGCCGTGTGGTGGATGACGACGCGGTCAAGCGGTTTGTCGGCGGCGACCGTGACCGGATCGTGTGGATGGAAGGGTCGACCTTCCTGCTGGCCGGGACGACGGACGGGGAGTTCATCGTCACAGGCGGAACGATCGACGATCCGATTACGCCGTCCGGGTGCGTGGCCCGGCCGGTCGGCGAGTTCGGCAGCGCCGATGTGATGCCCGCCCTGGCCTATGGCGGGGTGCTGTTCGTTGCGGCCGGGGGCGAGACCCTGAGGCTGGTCGCCGTCGCGCCGGACCAGAGCCTGGAGCTGCGGGACCTGATCGTGATCGCCGATCACATCGGGATGCGGGGCCTGGTCGAACTGACGTGGATGAAACAGCCGCTGAACCTGTTGTGGGTGCGGCTGGGTGACGGGGGGCAGGCCAGTTTCACCTATCACCGGGAACAGGGCGTCGAGGGGTGGAACCGCCACGGCCTGGCCGCCCTGTCGGTGCCGAACGAGGATGCGCCGCTGGGCGGCGGGCTGAGGCTGGAGAGCAGTTGCGTGGTGCCGGGCGTCAACGGCCGCCCGCGTCTGTTCATGATCGCCAGCCGGACCAAGGGGGGCGCGACGCAGCGCCTGATCCTGAGGATGGCGGATCGGGCGGACAAGCTGTTTCTGGACGCGGCCGAGGCCTATGTGGGCACGGCCGTCAACGGCGTCGGGGGGCTGACGCATCTGGCCGGCGAGACGGCGACCGTGATGGCGGCGACCGAGGCAGACCCCAGCGTGGCCCCCGGCCGGGGGTGGGGCGAGTATCGGGAGCGGCCCGTGGACGGTGACGGCGACGTGGCCCTGCCGCCGACCGTGACGGCCACGCGCCTGTATGCCGGCCTGCCTTATCTGAGCCGATGGGAAGGCATGCCGCCCGAGCTGGCCGGCCCGGGCAGCACGGCCGGCCGCATCGTGAACTACAAGTCTGTGGTGCTGACGCTGGACTGCGCCATGGCAGAAGTCGGCACCACCTCGGATGAAGAAGACGACAGCCGGGTGGACACCCTGTTGAACCGCCAGACCGGCGATGTGGCCGGCCCGCGCGTGCGGCGAAAGACCTGGTCTTCGGTCCTGCTGGGCGGGGGGAGCCGCGACCGCCGATGGTTCGTCCAGACGACGTCCGGATGGGACCTGGTGCTGCATTCCGCGCGTGCGACGGCGGAGGTGAACTGATGGCAGCCCTGTGTCGCTATCGGCCTTCGGCCTGCTTGAGCGACGCGCGCGGAGCACCCGCGCGCCTGACACTGCGCCATTACTCGCCCACCGATCCGGCCCGCATTGCCGCGCGCCCGGATTTCGAGGCGGAACACAAGGCCATGGGCGAGCCGCTGTTCGGGCCGAAGCGGCCAGAGGGGCTGTGCTGGACCCTGACCGCCGGGCCCGGCCGCTGGGACCGGCCGCTGGCGTGTGGCGGGCTGGAGCCACAGGGACAGGGGCGGTTCGCCGCGTGGCTGTATGCGGCGGACATGGGCCCGCGAGGCTGGATCCGGGTGCGTCGGGCGTTTCGCGGCATGGTCGCCGAGGCCCGGGCGCGCCGGGTCGAGGTGACGGTGCGGGTCGGAAACCCGCGCGACTGGAAGATGTTCGAACGGCGCGCAGCCTATGCCGAGGCACTGGGCCTGAAGCGCGAGGGCGTGTTGCGCGGCTTCGGCCCCGACGGGTCGGATTATATTCTGTATGCGGGGGTGTTCTGATGCCGTTGCCATTGATGGCCCTGGCCGCCGGTGCAAGCGCCGTGGGGTCGCTGTTCGGAGGGATCGGCAAATATCAGGCCGGCAAGGCCCGGGCTCGCGCGCTGGAGGCCAGTGCCCGCAACGCCCGGCAGGAAAGCGGGATCAATGCGTCCATCCAGCTGGAGGACGCCGACCGGATCGGGGCGCGGGCGGCGACGCTGGCGGCCGCGTCGGGCGGTGGCGGCCTGTCCGGGTCGGCGCTGGCCGTGATCGACGATCTGTCGCGGCAGGGGATGTACAAGGCCCGCCAGACGGTCAGAGATGGCGTCAGCGAGAGCCGGGCCCTGAAGGCCGATGCGTCGGCGGCCCGACGTCAGGCGTCGCTGGACCTGACCACCAGCTTCATTCAGGCCGGAACCACGGTTCTGGGGGCCATGGGGCAGTCGGCCCAGATGCGACGGGGGCTGTAGATGGCGCGTCTGCCACAGAGCATCGACATGCAGGGGCCCCGCGGGGCCACGGCCCGGGGCACCACGCTGGATTTCGACGGTCTGGACAACGCCCTGCAGGGCGTGGCCCGGGAGGTCAGCCGCTTCGACCAGACCCGCAAGGCCGTGGACGACGAGGAGGCCGAGCGGATCCTCGCCCGGGTTCAGGCGGATTACAGCGCCGGGGCCGCCGAGCGCTGGGCCACCTATGACGGGCGCGAGCTGGGCCGCGATGCCGCCGAGACCGCCGAGTGGAATGCGCGGCTCGCGCCGGTACTGGACGATCCCGAGTTGCCGGACGGCGTGCGCGACAGTCTGAGACGACGCGGGCGCGACCTGACCGTGCGGATCGCGGGCCAGGCGACGGCGGCGCAGGCGCAGGCCCGGGCGCAACGGGTGGCGGCAGACCGTGACAACAACGAACGGTCGGCCGCATCCATGGTGGTCCAGACGGCGATGTCGCGTTGGCATCCCCGGATGGAGGCGCTGCGCAAGGATTGGGACCCCAGCACAGACCTCACGCAGACCGTGATGCCGGAATGGGACGCCTTCGTTGAACAGGAGCTGGCCCCACACCCGCCTGCCGTGCAGCAGCGCGTCCGCGAGGCAATGATGGTCCAGCGCGGTCAGATGCAGGCGAACCTGCTGGCCGGGCAGGACCAGGCGCGGGATCAGGTGACCCGCACGAACGTCACGGCCGCGACCACGGCCCTGTTGAACCGCATCCAGCGCCAGCCTTCGCTGTTCGGCCAGTTTGACGCCCAAATCCGCGAGATCGCCAGTTCCCTGGACCGGTCGGTGCAGGACCAGTTCATCAATGAACAGCGCGAGCGCGCGGCCGCGCTGCATCTTCAGGGCCGCATCGACGAGGGCGGGCTGGACGACGTCGAGGCCGATCTGGAAAGCGGGCGGTTCGACTATCTGCCGCCGGCCGTGATCGGAACCGCGCGAGAGCGGGTCGAGGTCGCCCGCAACGCGATGACCGTGGAGAAGGCGCTGGCGCAGGCCGCGCTGACCGAGCAGTTTCAAGCGAACCTGTACGACATCTCGCGCGGTGAAGCGCCGGACATGAGCCTGCTGGCGGAGGCCGGCGAGCTGTTCGGGCCGGAGCGCGTCGCGGAGATGTTGCTGGAGCAACAGGCCGCCGCGCGGCTGCAGCCCGTCATGGAAGGGCTGTTCCAGATGAGCCCGGCCGAGGGGGCCGCGCGGCTGGAGGGACTGGAGCGAGCGGCCGCGACCGAGGCCGAACGTCGCGCGCTGGGGCCGGTCCGCGAAGCGGTGCAGCGCGATCTGGGAATGCGGGCTTCCGACCCGGCGACATGGGCTATCACGCCGGTCGGCCCGGGCGACCGGGTTCGGTCGCAGATCCGCGTGGCGTTCGACACCCTGATCGCCAATCCCACGCCCGATCTGGCCCAGAAGTTCGCCACCGCCAGCCTGCTGGCCCAGCGCGAAGGCGGTATCGCTGAAACACAGCGCCGGATCCTGCCGTCGCAGACCGCCAAGGACCTTGTGGCCGGGCTGGAACAGCCGGGGGCGGATGCCACGGCCAATCTGCGGTCGCTTCGGGCGTTCGTGGGCAACTTCGGGCCCTATGCGCCGCGCGTCATGGTCGATCTGGCCGAGGCGGGACTGACCAACCGTGCCCTGGGCGCGATCATGCATTATGCCGACCAGCCCCAGATGCTGGGCCGCTATGCCGCCGGCCTTGGCACCCCCGCGCCCGCGCGCGCCGCCGATGTCCGCAAGGCGATCGAGGAGGGGACGGCCGAATACGGGCGGACCCTCGCGACGGGCGAAGGTCTGGCGGCGACCCGAGCGGCGGCCATGACCGTCGCAAACGCGCTGGTCGCCCAAGGGGAAACCCCGGAAGAGGCCGCCCGCATCGCCTTGCGGCCCATCACGGGGCAGCACGAATACGGGTCGACCTTCGCCATTCCGAAGTCGGCCGGGGTCAACCCGCGTCGATGGGAGCGGGAGGCGAACGAATATCTGGGCACCCTGACTTCAGGCGACATGGCGCAACTCCAGATGCCCCGCGTGCCGGGCTACACGCCGGAACAGAACCGGCGCGTCATGCGCGACCGGATCGAAAGCGGCCGATGGGTCACCAACCCGCAGGAAACCGGCGCGGTCTTTATGGTCGAGACCTTTGACGCCGACGAAAACCCGACCGGTCCCCGGCCACTGGCCACGAGGGATGGAACCCCGATCGAGCGCGCCTGGACCGCGCGACGGGTCGAGGGGCAAGGCCTGCTGGGGCGGCTGGGGCTGGACTGACGCACGCCCGTCCGTCCCCCCTCCCAATGGGCAATGGGAGGGTGAGGCATGCAAGACCCGTTTCGCAGCCTGCCCGCCCCGCTGACGGGCGATGAACTCAACCAGCAGATCCAGCGCGGCCCGGTGTCGCGTGATCTGGGTTTCGAGGGCTCTCGCGACCTGAACCGCATCGGCGGCACGGCGGCCGGGTACATCGAGCAGTCCAACCGGGCGACCTTCGACCGCCAGCGCCAGACTGTTTTCGGCGGCGACGGCAACATCCTGTCCGTCGAGGAGGCCACGGAACGGTTCGGTGGCGACGGGCTGGTGACGTTCGACCGGCCGATCAATGCCAATACGGCGGAGTGGATGCTGGGCCGGGCCCAGCGCCAGCGGTTCAACGAAGACATGGAGCAGCGCGGCGGCCTGTCGTTTCTGGACAAGCTGGGCGCGGGGTTCATGGGCATGGCGTCGGACCCGTTGCAGATCCCGTTCCTGCTGTTGGGTGGCGAGGCCGTTCTGTTGCGCGGTCTGGGCGTCGCCGGACGGACCGCCACTGCGTCGGCGGCGCGGGGCGCGCTGGGTGGTGCGATCGATGGCCTGACCGCCAGCGTCGCGCTGGAGGCCGTGAACTACAACCTGCGGAACGCCGCGGGCGAAGACTATGGGCTGGATCAGTCGGCCGCGACGGTCGGCATCGGCGTAGCCGCGAGTGCGACGCTGGGCGGCGTCGTGGGGCTGGTGTCGCGGACGGCCGGGCGGGCCGCTGCGCCCCGGCGCGCGCGCATCGCCGGGCCGGTCGGTGACGTCATCGAGCGCGAGGCCCGGGCGGCGGGCGTGGATGTGGACGTCGCCATGCGCATCGCCCAGATCGAGAGCGGCGGCAACCCGCGCGCCCAGAACCCCCGGTCCACGGCCGGCGGGCTGTACCAGTTCCTCGACAGCACCTGGGCCCGGTTCGGCGGCGGCGACAAGATGGACCCGGAGCGCAGTGCCCGGGCCATGATGGCCCTGACCCGCGAAAACATGGCAGGCCTGAGGGAAACGCTGAGGCGAGAGCCGACCGGGTGGGAAATCTATCTGGCGCACCAGCAGGGGCTGGGCGGTGCCCGCCAGTTGCTGGCCGATCCGAACCGCCCGGCCGTGGAGGCCCTGAGGGCGGCAGGCGTTCGCAATCCGGCGCGGGCGCTGACCCTGAACGGGGGCCGCGCGGATATGACGGCGGGTGAGTTTGCCGGCCTGTGGCGGACCAAGTTCGGCGAGGACATCGCCGGAGACGGGGCCCGGCCGCGCGCGCCGCGCGTGCTGGACGGCCTGACCGAGACGGAGCGTGCCGGCGGGCTGCTGGCGGCCGTGGACGCCATCAACCGGGACACCCCGCTGGACCTGACGCCCATGCTGGCCCGAACGGGCGTCGAGGCGCTGGACGAGGCGAGCGCGGTGCCCGGCATCCGGGGCCGGTTCCTGGAGGCCGATGTTGCGGTGACCCGCAGCGGTGGCGAGGTGCCGGTGCGGTTCGCCGTGGTGGAGCTGGCCGACCTGAAGACCAGCCATTCCGACGATCTGACGCCAGTGCCGGATTATCCGGCCGCGCTGCAGCCGCGCGACCGGCAGAGGGCGGGGGCCCAGGCGGAAAACTACAATCTCGAGCGCGACCTGAACCCGGCGCTGTTGATGCGGGACAAGGCGGCGTCGGGCGGAGCGCCGATTGTCAGCCCTTCAGGGCTGACCGAGAGCGGGAACGGAAGGCTGATCGCCCTGCGGCGGAGTGCGGCCACGGGGACACCGGCCTGGGCGCGATATCAGGGCGAGCTGGAACGGCAGGGCATCGACACCGCCGGGTTCGATCAGCCCGTACTGGTCCGCATGCGTTCGGAGGCCATGACGGGGGCCGCCCGGGTCGACATGGCGCGCGAAATGAACCTGAGCCAGGTCGAGGCCTATTCGCCCGTGGAACAGGCGCGTGCCGACGCGCGGCGGCTGGATGCCGACACCCTGTCCCTGATCGACGGGGACGACGCGTTCAGCGCCGCCAACCGGCCGTTCCTGAGAGGGTTCGTGGCCCGGGTGGCGGCCAATGATGCGAACGCTTTGACCGATGCGCGGGGCGCGATCAGCGCGGCGGGCAAGACGCGGGTGCAGGCGGCGCTCATCCAGAAAGCGTTTGGAGACGACGCCCTGACGGCGTCCCTGTTCGAGACGGCCGATCCGAACATCCGCCAGATCGGACAGGCCCTGGCCGACGCCGCCCCGGCCTGGGCGCGGATGCGCGCGGAAGCGCCGGCGGGGCTGGATCTGACGCCCAATCTGACCGGGGCCGTGGCCCTGATCCGCGAGGCGAAGGCCCAAGGCATGAAGGTGGCCGAGCTGCTGGACGAACGGCTGGGCCAGACCGATCTGTTCGGGGCCCAGACACTGAGCCCGGAGACCGCGAGCTTTGTGCGGCTGATGTTCCGCGACGAGGGGCTGACCCGTCCGCGTGGGGCTAGCCCGCTGGGCGAAGGCCTGAGAGACTATGCCCGTGCGGCCGCCGCGACCCCGGCCGGCCCTGACCTGTTCGGAGACCTTCCCAATGGACACGCCTTCCTCGCAAACACCCTCGCCCGCCTCCAGGCCCTTGAGGGCGACGGATCTCGGGGCCTCGCCTACGCCGGAGGGAGCGAGCCACTATGGACGGGTCGAGAGGCTGAGGCTCCTGTCCTCGACCTTCGGCAAGATGGCGGCGCGGGCCGAGACGGACGAGGACCGGGCAGCGGACGAAGCGGTGGCGCTGCGGCTGGACCGGATGGCAGAGGATCTGGAGAACGGCCGCAAGCCGAAGTAGGCCCGCAGCCCCTGCCGCCCGAACTGGCGGCCGATGCCGAATACGCCGCCCTGCTGGCCGACACCGAGGCCCTGGCCCGTCAGGCCGGGATCGAGACCCCTGAGTTCGCGCCCGCCGACCGTCCCGAGACGTGGGCCGCCGCGATAAGGGCGGCCGGGGCCTGTCTTGCGGATACAGTCGTATGAGCCGCGCGGAAACGCATCCGGCGGGGCCTCACGTCGTGGGTGGGAGAAACCCCTGCGACGCCAAGTATTCGCTTGCGATCCGCCGCACAGCCTCCGGACGGGTCATAGCTGGCGCGCCGATCACCGGCCCGACCTCGGCCGCCCACGCGTCGATGGCGGCGAGTAAGGCCGGGTGGCATCGAACCATGACGGGCGTGCCGACCCCGGAGGGTGCCGGGCCGCGTCGTTTCTTTGGTATCAGAGTATCTTGTGACATGGGCAAAACCCTGATAGCAGGGTGGCGAGCCGAAGGGAAGTTCGCACCTTCACCTTCGGCCCTGACCGCAAACCACGATCGCAAGGAGATCGATATGCTCACGGCTGACCTGCCCCCTACCACGCAGTGCCCTATCGCGCCCATGGTTCCCGAGTTCATCTCTCTGGTCCGGGCCTGCAATCGCTACGACCAGCACGACTGCCCCGATCTGTGGCGGCAGTCGGCCGACCGCCTGGAGGCGATGGAACAGGCGGCATCACTGTTGCGGGCCACGTCGCGGGACGGTCTGTTCGTGCAGGCCTGCGTCGCGCTGAGCGCCCTGAGCATCGTCGAGAGCCGGGACGACAGCAGTCTCGAGGCGGGTGCCGCGAACCGAATGGCGGTCGACGCCCTGACCAGCATCGGCCTTGCCTGTTACGGCGAGCATCTGGCCGTTCTGGCGGACTACTACATGACCGTGACTTTCGCGTACGCAAGGGCGGCATGAGGACCCGGCGCTTGGGCAAGGGGGTGTTGGCGGCAAAGTTCTGGCTCCGCGTCGATGCGCGTTCCGCCCCGAAAGAATGCTGGCCGTGGACCGGAGGTGGTGACAAGCGGGGTTATGGGCAGCTGAACTGGCCCGTGATGGGGCGCTGGGTGCGTCTGAAGGCGCACCGGGTAGCCTTTGCACTGTGGAACGACGTCGACGTGAGCACGGTCGCGCTGCTGCGTCACACGTGTAATCGCCCGTCCTGCTGCAATCCGCTGCATCTAGTCCCTGGAACGCAGAGTGAGAACATGGAGGACGCGCGAGCCGCTGGGACCATGATCGTCGGTGAAGCGCATAAACTGGCAAAGCTGACCGGGGAGTTGGTTCGCGCGGCTCGTGACGCCGCCGCGCGGGGCGAGAGCGTTGGCGCGCTGGCCGGGGCCATTGGTGTCAGCGCAGGCACCCTGCACAAGGCGGTGCGCCGCGAGACTTGGAAGCACATCAAATGACCAAACAATGCCGTGGGCCCGTCAGAATGGCCGCCGAAGGCGCGCTGTCGGATGAGGATATCGACTTCATCCTCAATGGCATCCTGCGCAAGGTCCAGAGAAAGGGCCGTGCCTTCGACAAGCAGGCTGTGATCGAGGCCGCCACAGAGATGGGGCGCGAGCAGATCATCGCCCGCGCGCTGGAGCGTCGTCTGAAGGTCGCGTCGGAAAAGGCGTCGCAGCTGTTCGACAGCCACATCGACGGCATGGCCGGCGTCGGCGACGTCGGGGACCGGCTGCGGGCCTATCTGGTCGGGTCCGAGAAGCAGGGCCTGGGGGCGAGTTTCAGCGTCGAGGCCGAGGGGCGGGCCTTGCAGGCCGCCTATCTGGGCGAGGTCGAGCGCGGGTTGCGCGCCGCCGGGCTGGTCGACCGGGTGACCGCAATCCGGGTCGACCGGCAGTTCGAGCTGAACGTCGCGCGCGAGATGGGGCGTGCCAATGGTGGGCCGGACCTGCCGACCGGCGACGCCGACGCCATGAAGGTGGCGGAAATCTTCAACGCGGCCAACGAACGGGCCCGGTTGTCGATGAACGATCAGGGGGCGTGGATCGGCAAGCTGGAGGGTTTCATCACCCGCCAGACCCATGACGCCCAGAAGGTGGCCGGTGGGTTCTTCAAGGAAGCGGCGGCCAAGAAGGCCGGGACATCGGTGGAAAGAAGAGCGTTCGGCAAATGGCGTGACACCATCCGGCCCCTGCTGGACGAAAGGACGTTCGACGGGATCGACGCGTCCATCGCCGATGACCTGAACCCGGACGCGAAACTGCGGATCAACGACGCCCTGTCCGACCCGTCCGACCCGGTGGAACAATTCTTATTCGACATCTGGTGGAACATCACGCAGGGCAAGGCGGACGTCATGAGGGGCGCGGACGACATGGCCGATTTCCGGCCGCCCGCCTCCAAGGCCCGATCGGTGTCCCGCAGCCGCGTGCTGCATTTCCGCGATGCCGAGAGCTGGACCGCCTACAACGACGCGTTCGGAAGCGGCAGCCTGTTCAGCAGCCAGATGGCGGGTCTGTCGCGGGCCGCGCTCAACACCGCCATCATGCGGCGGCTGGGCCCGGCCCCGGAAGCGATGTTCCAGAACAAGAAGGCGGCCCTGCTGGCCGAGGCCCGGGCCATCGGCGACAGCAAGGCCGCGACCAAGATCTCGGAAAAGAAGCGGGATCACGAGTTCGAGGAGATCACGGGCAGCCTGTCCGCCCCGCAGAACCTGCGACTTGCGCAGGTCGGCCGCGCGATCCGCATCCAGCAGGCCCTCGCCAAGTTGGGCGGCATGGCCCTGTCCAGCATGTCGGACACGGCGCTGGCATCGCAGACGATGAAGCGGGCCGGGTCGACCTTTCTGGACGGGTATCGCGCCGCCTTCGGCGGGATCCTGCGGCTGGGGCCGCAGGAGGCGAAGGAGGCTGCCGACCTGCTGGACGTCGCGTCCCGCGCCATGGCGGCGTCGATCGCCGGCCGCTTCATGGCGACGGATGGCATGAACGGGATCATGGGCGGGCTGCAGCGCACCTTCTACAAGGTCAACGCGTTCGAGTTTATCCAGACCGGGGTGCGCGAAGGCGTCGCCCAGGCGACCAGCCGAATGATCGCCCAGCAGGCGGACCGGCCGTATGCCGCGCTCAATGCCGGGTTCCGCGAGACGCTGGAGCGGTACGGGATCGACGCGGCGGCGTGGGAGCTTGGGCGCAGCGGCCATCTCAACCCGCACAAGGCCTCCCCGGGCTATCAGGGTCTGCGTCAGCGGGCCGACGAGAACATGGCCGGAGACGAGCCTGGCCGGCGGTACTGGACGTTCGAGGCGCTGGACGGGATATCCGACAAGGATCTGTTGAAGTGGGCCGGCGACGCGTCGGGGGGGGCGGATGCCGCCCGCCGCGCGCGTGGGGACCTGAAGGTCAAGTATCAGGCGATGGTGCAGGGCATTCTGGATGACGCCTTGACCGAACCGCGCGCGCGCGAGCGTGTCGGACTGACGGCCGGTCAGAGGCCCGGGACCTTCTGGGGCGAGACCGTGAGGATCATCACCCAGTTTCAGAGTTTCAACCGTGCGATTATCGGCCGGCACCTGATGCCCGCCTCGCGCGGATATGCCGGGCAGGGCCGGGTCAGTCTTCTGGCGCACCTGATCGTCGCCACGACCCTGCTGGGGTACCTGCAGATCCAGGCCAAGCAGATCGCCGCCGGGCGTGAGCCGAGAGGTTTCACCGACGAGGACGGGGAGTTCCAGGGCGGCAAGCTGTTCGCAGCCTCGCTGCTGGCCGGGGGCGGGCTGGGGATCTATGGCGACTTCCTGTTCGGTGAAACTAATAGGCAAGGGTTGGGCTTCACGGTCGGCTCGCTGTTCGGCCCGACTGTCAGCGAGGTCGAGCGCTTCATCACGATCGGCGGCAAGGCGTTTTCAGGGGATCCGGACCAGACGGAGGACATCCCGTCCGATCTGGTGCGGGGGGCCAAGGCCAACATCCCCTTCGTGAACCTGTTCTACACCCGCGCGGCGCTGGACTATGCCGTCTGGTTCCAGCTCCAGGAGGCGACCAAGCCGGGCTCCGTCGAGAAGTACGAAAGGCGCGTCGAGAAAGAGCAGAACACGAGGTTCTTCTTCTCGCCGGCTGAGGCAGTCGACTAGCCCAACCCGTCCGTCCCCCCTCCCTGCGGTCGGCCCGAAAACAGGGCATGACCACGACGCCGGCTCCCAGCATCACCGTCTATACGCCGACCGGCACCAGCACGGGGCCCTTCGCCACGAACTGGAAATACGCCGCGCCCGAGGATGTGCGGGTCTATATCGAAACGGACGACGAAGCCGGTCCGCTTCTGGTCCAGGGCACGGACTATACCCTGACCGGGTCGGACCCGACCGTCAGTGGCGGATCGGTGGCCCTGGCCCCCGCATCCGTGCCCGTCGGTGGCTGGAGCGCCATTCATCGGCTGATCGTGTACCGGCGGACGCCGCGGCGACAGTCGACGGCTTTTCCGGATGCCGAAGGCCACAAGCCCCGGGCGACGGAGCAGGCGCTGGACCGCGCCATGCGGATCGCCGAGGAGCTGAGCGACGCCGTCGCCGATCTGGCCGCCGGCGGCCAGATCGGCGGCGGCGGTGGCGGTGGCGAGGGCGGCGAGAGCGACGCCTTTCTGTTGAGCCGCGCGAACCACACAGGCCAGCAGCCAGCCAGCACCATCTCGGATTTTAATGCGGCGGCCTATGCCCGCATGAAGGTGGTGCTGCAGCCCGGGGCCAACGTCAGCGTGACCCCCAACGACGGAACCCAGACAATCGCCATCGCCGCGTC